TGTACTTCGGCTCCTGTTTTGACAGAGACATCTTGCCCTTGCCGTCATCTGTTTTCTTTGCAGCCTTACCCTTTGGCGGTTTGTTTTCGTCAGCCTCGCCCGCATCTTCCGCGTCGTCTTCGGCATCAACAGGGTCCTCGCCGTCGTCTGTTGCGGGTTTCTTGTCGTCAGGCGGTAACTCAGGCGCAGGCGCTTTCTTTTTTGCAGGGTCTGAATCAGCCATGACTTTAAGCTCGGGCATATTGTATTTTTTACGGATATACTCTTCGTCCTCGGGTTGAGGTGTGTACAGACCCATGTTGTAAAAGTAATTGAGCGTGCGGGCAAACTCTTCACCCGCCTTGCTTTCAAGCTCGCCTTTAAGTACCGGATATTCAGGCTGCTCGCCATAATTCCAAACAATCAGGTCTTTCCAGATGCGGGATGTCTTCTGGCAGATGTACCTTAAGCGGCCCGTAACCATTGAAAAGAAGAAATCAATATCAGCCACGCCGAGGTTATACGCCCCGCCGTTTCCGCCTTGTCCAAGCTCAGAGAACGCAGCAGCGCCGCACTTGGCTATGTTTGTGTCTTCAAGCTTTATTGCATTTATGACTGCATCAGCTTTAAAATCAATAGCGACTATCTCGACTTCAAATCCCTCGAACTTATCGTTCGTGTAAGCCCCTGTCTTTTTGAGATACGCGTTCTCGTGCGCGACATAGTTTGATACAGCGTCAAGGAAAGCTTCTTCTTCGTCAGTTCCGACCTTGCCGGGCGGGACCGTAACCACGATTAAACCTAAAGCGGCTTTTTCAAGGCCGATTGATAATAGTTTGTAGTAAACGTTCTTGCGCCAGTAAGGACCGTATGCCTTGCGAAGCATTGCCCTGCCCTCGTAGTTGTCGCCTTTGCGTTTCTCCGACAGTACCATGAGGTTGTCGCCCGGAATCCATGTGTCGTGCATGGGTGTGGAGTAATAGGTCTGCTGATGCACAGAAACAAGCTTGCTGCCCTCTATCCGCCAGCCGGTGATTGAAGTCTGGTCGCGGAAGCCCATTGTTTTAAGCCTGTTGATAAGCCCGTACTTCGGATGCTTATACGCTTCATAGTCAACCGGTTCAAACACGGCATTTCCAAAAAAGATATGACTGCATAAGTCGTTTAAGTTCTCGTCCACTTCCTTGTCGAAGCCATGTTCCCACTGCCACGTGCACAGTTCGGCGTGCTTGTCGCCGTTCTTAACATCCGGGACTGAAAACGAGAAATGAGCGGCTTTTATGATGCCAGTAATAGACTCTTCGAGCAGTCCGACCTGATAATCTGACCTGAGCATATTCTCGTACACGATTGCGCCGGCTGTACCTTTTAACTCGCTTAAATATTCCTCATTGAACACATCGCCCCACATACGCGTTGCGGTTATTCCGGATGACTTTGTCTTTTTATCGTTTGTGGCCTTGTCCGCTGCTGCAAGCTGTTCGCCGGTATAGACCTTTTGTCCGGGCTTAAGAGCACTGAGTTTGTTTGCCAGTTGTTCCGGCGTGTGTACGGATGAGCGTGTTATGTTAAGTTGATGTAGTGTCTTTTGCTTTATCTTGGCCATTTACCAGCCCCCGTTTTTGTATGATGTGGTATTTCTCTTTTTGTCGTGTGCAAACACAGGTTCAGGTCTGACAGGCGCAAACGTAAGAGACAGCGCGTCGGCTTCGTCAGGGCTTTCGCCAGAGGGCAAGTCCATGTCTTCCTTGGGTTGTATCTGTATGGTTCCGCCCGAATCAATGCGGTACTTGACAAGCTTTAACTGTTCGACAAGGGCTTCGTTGTATTCAATCCGCCCGCCGTTTTTAATCCAGTTTTTAAGTTCCCAAAAGCACTGGGCTCTGATGTTTTTATATTGGATTTTGCTGTCGGGTATCTTGTCTACCTTTGTAGACCCTAAAACAACCGCCGTAACAAAATATCTCTGCTCTCTCAGCCTGTCTGTCGCGCCCCCGCCGAGCCCTGTATCGTCAATGGTAATATTCGGCGCTTTGATGTCGTATTCCTGCATTGCCTCGATTGCGAGGGCAGGCGTTGCCATGATGCTTGCGGTCTGCTCTGCCTTTATTACCTTGGCGTTATAGGCATTACGCAGGCAAAGGACTGTTCTGTTACCGCCACGGCCCACATCCACGCCGAGCCTGTTATCTTTGTCTTTGCCGATTGATACTGCCGCAACCGCATCATCAATTTCCTTTTCGGTCAGCAAGTACTGATATCCTTCCGCGTCTATTTCGCCCTCGCGCGGGAATGTGCACTCATACATTGACCTGAAAAGCGACGGCCCCATTTTCTCTTCCATTTCGGCTATGTACTCAGCAGTGAAACGCCCTTCACGTATGGCTTCTTCACAGTCAATCCAAATCTTATGCGTGTCTTTATCGTGCATGGTTTTATAAAAATGATTGTGATTTATGGCGTTTCCGAGTTCAAAGAGGAAGTTGTCTTTGTAACCGCCGAGCATCCTGAGTATCATGTCGTATTGGTCGTTTGACATAAGCGGGGAATCGTCAAGGTATATGTCCTGACCGCCTTCACCGAGCAGAGCCTGCTCAATGGCTTTTTTGTTTCTGTTTTGTGCGGATAGGATTTTGATATGTCCGCCGCGTTTGAAAGTCAAGTGGTCGCGCCTGCGCTGTCTGCGTAACCGCTCAATGGATGCGCCGGCTATGTCGAGCTGTGAAGAGAATATATTGCTGTCAAACACGTGCTGATTGACCTGACCCATAATTATCTGGCACTTTTCTTCCGTGCCGGCTATGATTACCTGTTTACGCGCGGCCAGTACGCCTTTAATAATTATCCCGCAGCCGGTCGCTGTGCTCTTGCCGTACTGTGTCGGTGTGATTGTGCTGTTGCGGTTATGCGGCATAAGGACTATGTTGTTTACCATTTCGTCCTGTGTCTCAGTGAATTCAAGCGGTTTTCTGTTGTCATCCACAAAAAGAGATTTTAGCTCGCCGATTGCCTCGATTGCGGTATCTTTATATCGGGTTGCGGTGATTGTCATTTGTCGAGACCTGCAAGCTTGGCTGTTCTGCTCAACAGCTCGTCAATCTTCTTGGTTGTGTTATCGTCAGGCCTCTGCTCGACCTTCTGGATATTCTCCCAACGCCCTTTGCTTCTGTTTACCAGGTAAAAGATTGTCAGTGTTGTATTGCCCGATTCAATCTGATTCATCATCTTGGATTCCACGAACTCGCAGGCTATGGCTTCCGCTTCGATAAACTTCTCGTTGAACTCCTTGTCTTCCTTGCGCCATGTCAATACCTGCTGACGTGTTATGTTTGCTGATTTTGCTGCGGGCGTTATGATTCCGTGTTGTTTGATAAAATTGTTTAAAAAGCGGACTTTCTTGCGAATTGTGGTTTCGCGTTCCTTGCGGATTTCTTTTTCTTTTTTTAAGGGGAAAGTTGGTAAAGCGGTATCAGGGTTAGTTTCAGGGATTATTGTCGGTTTTGTGAGAGACTTCTTTGCTTTCTTCGACTTCTTTTCGCCCATATTTTGAACTCTCCCGATTTGTTTGCTGAATTTCCTGTCTTGCCGGGAGTATAGAGATTTAAAACATAGGTGTCAAAAAGTAGTGTATATCATTTTGAGGGATATGATTTCAGGAAGGCACTGTGTTTACTGCATTTTATTGCTTAATTACTTATTTAGTCGATTGCGTCCGAAATTGCTTTTTGAATTACTATTTTTATTACCCAGAACGAACCAAGAGATAGGATACAAAAAGTAACATACACAATTCTTTCTACCAGTCCGAAAGGTTTTCTTGTCATTTGCTTTTCTCCTTTAAATTGTTTTATTCGATTATTTCTTTTGCCACGACAGCAAAGAGACGCGCAGGCAAGGTATTTCCATATTCGCTTGCAGATGCCACACTGTGGCTTTCGGCTATAACTGCCCCGTCCCTATAAATCTTTATATTTACTTCGCTTCCCGCTTCTTCAATAATCGCCGAGGTTTGCGCCCACACGTACAGAGACGCATTATACTCGTATTCAAAATGTGATACTGATTCTGCTTTTATAACACTCGTATTAACTTTATCGGTTTCTACTCGTATTGTAAAATCAGCACAGCCTACTGTTGCGCAATCAGCATTAATTATATCAAACACAACC